ATGATTCTCCAATTAAAAGAAATAAGGGATTAGATATATATTTTGAATCGGAAAAAACTAGAGATTATGTAATTACGGTAGACGTTGCCAGAGGTGTTGGTAATGATTATTCTGCCTTCGTTGTGTTTGATATAACATCGTTTCCGCATAAAATAGTAGCAAAATACAGGAACAATGAAATCAAACCAATGCTATTCCCAAGCATCATTCACGAGGTTGCTAAAGCGTACAATAGTGCTTTTGTCCTTTGCGAGGTCAATGATGTCGGAGACCAAGTAGCTTCTATTTTAAATTATGATCTAGAATATCAAAATGTTTTGATGTGCTCGATGAGAGGTAGAGCAGGTCAAATAGTAGGACAAGGTTTTTCTGGAAAGAAAACTCAATTAGGTCTTAAGATGTCTAAGACTGTGAAGAAGGTCGGTTGTATGAACCTCAAGACTATGATTGAGGAAGACAAACTAATCTTCAATGACTATGAGATCATCAGTGAACTAACTACATTCATTCAGAAACACAACTCATTTGAGGCAGAAGACGGTTGTAATGATGATTTGGCAATGTGCCTAGTGATCTATGCTTGGTTGGTCGCACAGGACTATTTCAAAGAACTTACCGATCAAGATGTTAGGAAGAGATTATACGAAGAACAGAAGGAGCAAATAGATCAGGATATGGCACCGTTTGGATTTATCTTGACTGGAATTGATGATGATAATCAATTTACAGATGCTGATGGGGATTTGTGGAAGGTTGATGAGTATGGAGACAGATCGTTTATGTGGGAATATAGGTAAAAGGGGAAATTTATAAATACTTTTAGATAAAAAATGAAGCAGTTAGAGGAGTCAAAATGGCTTTAAGCTTATCATCTCCAGGTATTACAATTAGAGAAGTAGATTTAACTAGAGGTTCAGTTAATGCAACTTCTCCTTTAGCAGCTGGAATTGCAGCACCTTTTGAAAGAGGTCCAGTAGAAGAAGTTGTAACAATTAGATCTGAGAACGATTTAGTAAATGTCTTTGGATCACCATCAAAGAACGATTATCATTACGAATATTGGTACTCAGCATCAAATTTCCTTTCATACGGTGGAAGTCTAAAGGTAGTTAGAGCAGATTCTGACAACCTTAAGAACTCTAATGCCGCAGTTGGTGCTGCTTCAACTAGCACAAAGATCAAAAACTTCGAAGATTATCAGAACGCAATTTCATTCAATTCATATTGGATTTCAAAAAACCCAGGATATTGGGCTGATGGGATCAAAGTATGTGTAATTGATAATTTTGCCGATCAAACTTTCTCTGGAATTAGCACTGCATCAATTACAGTTGGTGCTGGAATTACACAAGCAATTACTGGAGGACACCTGAAGGGTATCGTTTCTGGAATTGGAAACTCTGAGTTCTACGTTAAAGTAACAAATAAAGTTATTGGTGGAGTTGAGACCGATCAGGAATATACTGAAAGGGGAACTTATGCCTTCGGCACTACAAATCCAATCTATATCAATGGATCAATTGGAGTTGGAATTACTGCTGTAACACTCACTCGTGCAGGTTTAAGTACATTCTCTGCTGCATCTGTTGGATCAGGTCAAACTTTAACTACATTAAACGTAGTAGGAACAACAACTGTCGATATGGCAGGATCTGAAGTTTTTGCTTCTGGTAATAGCATACTATACGTCCAGAGCAGCACTGGAATTACTGCTTCCAGCTTCTTATTAATTGATAATGAGATAGTTGATGTAACTAATGTTTCTGGTACTGAACTTACTGTAACAAGAGGTTCATTTGGAACAGTAGCAGCAAATCATAATGACGGATCTACCATCAAGATTTTAACATCTCTACCCGCAAACGTAACTGCTTCTGCAGGCATTTCTAGCACTGCGACAAGTTTACAGTTAAACTCACTTGGCAGTGTAAGTGCTGGAGATTATTTAATCAACCCAGCAAGTAATGAGATAATGTCTGTCACTGGAGTTTCTAACTCCGGAACAATTCAACCATCTACAGTGTCTGATTGGTACAATCAGCAGTATGTTTTAAATACTGCAAATGGTGATAGACAGACAATTCTCTGGAAGTCAATTGCTTCTAAGCCAAGGACAAATCAATATGTAACCTCTAGGGGAGGAAGCAACGATGCTATGCACGTTGCCATTATTGATAACACAAGAGCATCTAACTTTGCAGGAAATCCACAGCAAATTTTAGAAATCTTCAGAAACTTATCAAAAGCAACTGATGCTGAAGTTAGTCCCTCAGAAAAGATTTACTATAAGGATTACCTTGCACTGAACTCCAGATATGTTTATGCAGGTTCTGTAATGGGAACTGATGCTTATTGGGGAGTTTCTGAAGTTGCTTCCAATTTCTCTTCAGGATTTACTCCAGTTTCCACAGGAGTAAATGGATGGGGACAAGAATCTAATGAGGTTCATTTCAACTCTGTCGGAAATGTTTCCTTCACCATAACAGGTGGTAAAGATTATAGTGGTGAATCAAACATTGGAGGTTTCTCTGCTTCATTAAGTGACATCACAGATGCCCTAGATAAACTCTCCAACCCAACTGAAGTAGAACTAAACTTCCTCCTCCAGGGAAGTGCTTCAGGTTCTGTAGAAACAGAACAAGCAAAGGCAAATTATTTAATCTCACTTGCAGAAAATAGAAAGGATTGCCTGGCATTTATTTCTCCCTACAGATCAGCAACTGTAAATGTTGCGATTGAATCCAATAAACTGAATAATGTTCTTTCGTTCTTCACTCCATTATCATCATCCTCATACGCAGTATTTGATTCTGGATATCAATACATCTATGACAGATTTAACAAGCAATATGTTTATATTCCTTGTTCTGCAGATGTTGCTGGACTTTGTGTAAGAACTGATATTAATCAGTTCCCTTGGTACTCACCAGCAGGAAAGGTTAGAGGAACCTTCAAGAACACTATTAAACTTTCCTACAACCCAGATCAAGATGATCGTGATGAACTCTATTCAAACAGAGTAAATCCAGTAATCACCTATCCTGGTTCGGGAACAATTCTCTTCGGAGATAAAACTGCCCTTGGATACCCTTCAGCATTCGATAGAATTAACGTTCGTAGATTATTCATCACAATCGAACAAGCAATTAGAGGTGCCGCAGACGATCAACTGTTCGAATTCAACGATGCCTCAACGAGAGCAAACTTCATCAATATCGTTGAACCATATTTGAGAGACGTTCAAGCAAAGCGTGGAATTACTGATTTCTTACTTGTTTGTGACGAAACTAACAATACCCCTGCAGTAATTGACAGAAATGAGTTTATTGCAGATATATATGTAAAACCTGCCCGTTCTATCAACTTTATTGGTCTGACATTTGTTGCGACTAGAACTGGTGTTTCGTTTGAAACTGTCGTCGGAACCGTTTAATTTAAAGGAGAAGAACAATGCCATCATTTTCAGATAGAACTATTGATAGATTTAAAAAACAATTAACTGGTGGAGGTGCTCGCAGTAACTTATTTGAGGTAAGTTTTGGTGATTCATTTGATTCTGGAAAATTTGATTTTCCAGGAGATATTGGATCTGTAGAGGCATCTCACAACATGTTAATTAAAACTGCGGGACTTCCAGCCTCTACTATCTCAGAAATTCCAGTTCCATTTAGAGGAAGAACTCTAAAAATTGCTGGAGACAGAACATTTGACGTTTGGTCAATTACAGTTATCAATGATACTGATTTCAAATGGAGAAATATTTTTGAAAGATGGATGAATTATATTGTTAAAGTTTCTGATGGAAGTGGTTCCATTAATCCTAATGACTATCAAGTAAATGCAATAGTATCTCAACTTTCTAGAGGTCCAGGTTCTGCATTATCTACAGCAGGAAATACTAATAGCACTAAAATTGAATCTTTAAGATCATATAAACTGTGTGGATTATTCCCAACTAATGTATCTCAAATTGAGCTTTCTTACAATAATGAAAATGAAATTGAAGAATTCACCGTAGATCTTCAAGTTCAGTGGTGGGAAGCATATGATGGAACTAACTCCGGACAAGTAATCTAAATAGTAGTAAGATTTAATTTTATAATATGACAAGATTATTTGGATTCTCGATAGAGGACGATAATAAATTACCAAAGAATGCAGTCTCCCCCGTCCCCAAAAATAATGAGGACGGGGCAGATTATTATTTGACTAGTGGTTTTTATGGTCAATATGTAGATATTGAAGGTGTATTCAGAAATGAATACGATTTAATTAAGAGATACCGTGAGATGGCACTTCACCCAGAGTGTGATAGTGCTATCGAGAACGTTGTGAATGAAGCAATTGTAAGTGATCTAAATGATTCCCCTGTTGAAATTGAGCTCAGCAATCTAAATGCTAGTGATGGCCTCAAAAAAATTATTAGAGAAGAGTTTAAGTATATTAAGGATTTACTAGACTTTGATAA